TACAAGATATTCATAAGCTGTTTCGAGCATTACGAGGGGTTTATTGACAAGTACGGGAACATGATAGTCGATGACCCTAAATCACCGGTGAGAACGATGGACGGGGAGAACATGTCGATAGGCGTCAAGACGTACTTGAGCAACGTGGACGAGGCTTTAAAGAATAACCCGAAGCAATTGCTAGAAGAACACAGGAAGAACCCCCGCACCGAGGAGGACGGGTTCAAGCTAGCCCTTAACATGTGCATGTTCAATCAAGCCAACATACTGGCCCAGATAAAGCACAACGATAACATGGATGGAACTCATCTCCGGAGGGGAAACTTCGAGTGGTATCAAGGGGTTGCGGATAGTGGACACGTCATCTTTATCGACAAGCCGGATGGACGGTTTCTGGTTAGCTGGATACCCGAGGAAGGCCTCAAGAATAACGTGAAATTCGAGAACGGGTTGTGGTTGCCGCTTAACAGGCATATAGGTAACTTCGGCATAGACCCGTACCGTGTTAACAAGACCGTGGACGGGAAGGGATCAAAGGGAGCGATACACGGGTTCTCCGGCATAAACTCTTCCGGGGCGCCCAACTTCAACTTCTTCCTAGAATACATAAACAGGCCGGATTCCAAGGAGATATTCTTCGAGGACGCCATCAAGGCGATGGTGTTCTACGGGATGCCCGCCCTCATAGAGAACAACGTCAACAACCTCATAGACGAGATGTATCGCAGGGGTTACAGGAAGTTCTCCATGACAAGAACGGACAAGGAACGGGACAAGCTGTCCGAAGACGAGAGGGTGAGGGGTGGTATGCCTTCCACGTCCGAGAACGTGTCGCAGATGATAAACGCCGCCATCGAGTCGTTCGTGGAGAACAACGTTGGTAGCTCCGAGATGTATTTTAACGCCACGCTAGAAGACTGGCTGGCTTTCGATGACAAGAACAGGACGAAACGTGACGCCTCCATATCGTCAGCCTACGCTCTCATAGGATGCACTCGCAAGAAGAGACGCAAGGTGGAAGCGATTGAACCGGTGCCAACGAGACCCATGTTCAGGATATACGAGAATGTTGGAACTTATGGAAAGTTAAAAAATGGATAAACAAAGAAGAAACGTCACGATCCCGAACAGGGAGGCTTCCAACGAGGAGAAGGAAAGCAAGGATTACGGGTTAGAATACGCCCGGTACATAGAGTTCGAGTGGATCACGGGCAACGATTACGCCAGCAGGAAGAAGAAGTTCGAGGAACTGGAAGCGCTTCGAGACAACGAGGTGGATATTGACCGGTTCAAGAACATGCTTAACATCCCGAAAGATCAGGCTTACCTGTCGCTCAACTGGGAGTTCACGTCCGTGGTTCCAAAGTTCGTTAACGTGGTGAAGGACAGTTTCCCCGCCGACATGTTTAAGATAAAGACCAAGGGCGTGGACATCATGTCAAGGGAAGAGCGGAACATGTATCGAAAGAGACTTGAAACCGAGATGCTAACCAAGGATTTCACCCAAGAGATGACGATAGCCACCGGTATCAACTTCGTGCCGGATTACGTGCCGGATTCCAAGGAAGAGCTGGACCTTCACATGCAACTGGAATACAGGCAGAAAAAAGAGATAGCCTCGGAAATCATCATTAACAGGGCGTTTGACTTGAATTATTTCAGGGAGGTTCAAAACAGGATCGCCGAGGACTTGGTAACGATAGGAGAGGCCGCCGTGCGGGTGGAGGCAGATCCGAACTACGGGGTCATCATGAGAAGGGTAGACTGCAAGAACCTTCTTCACTCGTACGACCCCCTCTACACCCGTGACAAGAAGGGTTGTTATTACTTCGCCGAGATGATGGAGATGACCGCCGGGGACATCGTGAGAAAGAGCCGGGGAGAGGTATCGTACGAGAGACTGGCGAGGGGGGTGAACGATAGACGGTTCAAGCCTGACGAGAGGGCGAACGAGGATGACACCTTCACCGTCATGTACTTCACCTTCAAGACGACGATGGACGAGGTGTACAAGCGTAAACGCAACAACCTTATCCCCAAGGACAAGGATTACGTTCTACCCAAGGAGTCTTCATCACGGATGATAAAAGGGAAGTACGACGTGTGGTTCGAGGGTTACTACGTGCTTGGCATGGACCTGGTGTTCAACTACCACCTGATGCGTGACATGATCCGGCCCGTGAATAACGCCAACACCGTGATGGCACCCTACGTGATTTACGAGCTAACCGTTCCCTCCATCGTGGAGAACTTGAAGTCTTACGCCGAGGATATACACCTTATCGTGTTGAAACTTAGACACTTGATTTCCAAGATGAAGCCTGACATGTTCGAGATAAACGTTGACGCCCTCATGAACATAGACATCGGCACGGGTGCCAAGCTCACCCCCTCCGACGTCCTTGACATGATGTACCAGACGGGAGCGTTGTTGTACAAGGGAACGGCTTACGACGACGACCAGGTGTTGCAGGGTAACATCCTTCGTAACATCCCCACGTCTGACGGGCAGAAGCTCATGCAGCTTATCAACGCCTACAACCAGAACATGAACATGTGTTACGAGGTTACCGGTGTTAACAGGGTTAGAGACGGTTCGGCCCCTCTTAACGGTGCCCTCGTTGGAACGCAACAGATGGCCCTTAACATGAGTAACACCGCAACCAAGCACATCTTCGAGGGACTGATGTCCATAAAGAAGGGGGCGGGGGAAGTTAGCTTGAACCGTGCCCAGCAGATGTCCATGTACAGGGAATCGTTCTCCGATGACGTGATGTCTTACTTGCTTGAAGATGACGTTATTGACGATTACAAGACGCTGTACAAGCACAATCTTGACGTGATCGTGGAGGTTGCCCCGGACGCCGAGGAAAAGGCCAAGCTGGATCAAGTGATCCTCGCCGCCGTTCAGGCAGGGCAGATCACCCTTTCCGATCGAATGGACATCCTGTCCATCGACAACATCAAGATGGCGTCCAAGTACTTGAAGGTAATCATGAAGAAACGACAGGACGAGGCGTTCCAGAAGCAGAAGGAGATGGAGGCCATGAAGACCCAGATGCAAGCCCAGGCGCAAGTTGCCATCGAGCAGCAGAAACAGCAATCCCTGATGATGGAAATACAGGCCAAGGGCCAGGAGTTACAGTTCAAGACTCAATCGGAGATACAGATAAACGAGAAGAAGGTGGAGGGAGAGATCATACTGGAACGTGTTAAACACCAGTTGAGGATGCAGGAGCTGGGGTTGCAGGCAAGGGTGACGGCTGAATCCAACCAGTACAAGGAACAGGCGAAGGATGCCCGCACCTACAAGCAAGCGCAACAGCAAAGCGCCATGATCAACCAGAGACAGAGGGGAGGGTCTACCATACCTTTCGAGAGCATGAACGCCATGCAACAAGAACAGGTGGCCCCACCCGTCGAGATACCACCGATGGAAGAAGTTAACCAAACGCAAAATTACACAGGAGATGGCACCACCGAGGAAGGACAGGTCTGAATTATCCAGGTCTGCCAAGTATTACCGGGATCACCCGGAAGCTAGAGAGAAGAAAAAGAAAACGGATACCGAGGTTAACAGGAGACCGGAGCAAAGAAAGAAACGGGCCGAGCTTAGCCAGCGTAACCGTGAACATGACAAGAAGCACGGGAAATCGTCTCGTGCCGGGAAAGATTACGATCACGCTACCAGGAGGTACACGTCATCTTCCGCCAACCGTGGAAGGAAGAACGGTACAGCCGGTGATAAAAGGGCAAGGGGATGATAGGAAGATCAAAATACGGTAACGTCAAATCGGGTGGTCACGCTTCAAAGAAAGAGGCCGCCCGTGCCGCCACCCTCAAGCTACTCGAGAAGGCTGGCAAGATCAAGGACCTGAAAGAACAGGTCACTTACACGTTGATACCCGCCCAGTTCGAGGGGGAGGGGAAGAACAGGCATTGCGTGGAACTTGCCTGCAAGTACGTGGCCGATTTCGTGTACACCGACGTCGAGACGGGGGAAACCGTGGTGGAGGACACCAAGGGATTCCGCACTGAAGTTTACAAGATAAAGCGCAAGCTGATGCTTAAAGTGCATGGAATCAAGATAAAAGAGACATGAAAATCAGTTAACTCTTTGTTGTTATAGATAAAATCTATATATTTGTTGTATAATTAAATTTAAATCGAATGGCAAAATTGGATGAAATACTGAAGGATATAACTTTCAAGCCGGGAGAACAGGTCCCTGCCGTCAAGGAGGGAGAAACCGCGCCGGAACCGAAAGTTGAAGACGAGGCAGACGCCCCCACCCCCGAAAAGATGGAGGATGTCAACAAGGTCGATGATCAGGAAATAGATTTCTCGAAGATACCGGAAGACAAGATTCTGGGATACCTAGCCGGTAAGGTAGGTAAGGAAGTGAAGACGTGGGACGATCTGGTAGAGGTTCGAGAGGTGGAAAAAGAGGTTGAGAAACCCGTGGATTACGCCAGTCCTGACGTGGCTAACATCGACAAGTTCGTCCGGGAAACCGGGAGGGGAGTGGACGATTACTTCAAGGTACAGAAAGACTGGGACAACGAGCCTAACGAGAAAGTTGTCAAGGAGTACCTCAAGACTCAATACCCGTCACTAGACAAGGAGGATATTGAAGTCATGTATGAAGACTACTTCCAGACCGAGGAGGTGACCGAGGACATGCTAGATGACGAGAGAAAGGCAATTGACCGCAAGAACAGGTCAAAGCTGGTTAGCTTGAAGACCAAGGCCGAGGAAGCTAGAAAGTATTTCAACGCCCAGAAAGAGCAATACAAGACTCCTCTCAAGCGTGTGGAGGATAACGTTGACAAGGGAAAAGAAGAATGGGTGAAGGGGGCGAAAGGAGCCTTGTCAAGTCTTGATAAGATCGAGATTGACGGTTTCAGTTACGAGATTCGTGACAAGTCGAGATACGATAAAGTGTTCGACGGGATCGACTCGCTGCTGGGAACGTTCAAGAACGAGGACGGTACCTTCAATTACGGCAACCTGGTAAGAGTGATCACCGCCGGGATGGAATTGCCGAAGATACTGGAAGAACACGCAAAGGCGGTGAAAGCGAATACTGTTGAAGAGGAAATGAGGAAAAAGTCTAACGCCACCACTGACGCCCCCAAGCCGGGAGATGCCAAGGGTCCGTCGGAGGACGAGTTCCTGAGGTTCCTCAAAGACAAGAACTTTATAAGATAGAATATTATGCTTACAAGTGTTACATCAGATTTTTACCTTGATCCGAACATTAAAGTTCAACCGATCTCCGGTAACTACATGAGTCTATATGACTTCACTACCAAGTTTTACCCTTCATTGAAGGACAGAATCATCGACCAGTACGGGAATCAAACGATCCGTGGGTTCCTTGATAAATACGCTCAAAAGGAGATGATCTCCGCCGACACCCAGTTCTTCGGGATGACCGGACGTAGACGTAAATTGCTGGAAGGCGTGACCCGTGCAGGTGACGTGTTCACGATCGCCGCTCACACCATCCGCCCGAACGAGAACTTCATGGTTATCGA